CTTGGAGAGGAATCGGGGAGTCACCCAGTTCTGTATGAGCCGCTGTATCTGACTCTGCGACATACCACCGCCACCTTGCGCAAAAGCAGTAACAAGGGTGTCAACCTTCTCACGCATCGTAGTCTGGTTGCCCTTGATAACCTCGTTACCGACGGTTATCTCCTGATCAAAGGAGTAGTCCAGTTTGGTGACGAGTTTCATTACCCTTGTCTCCAACTCATAATCGCCGTTCCTGTACGTTACCTTACGTCCGATATAGAGATTGGGATTATCTTGCTCAAATGCCGTTTCGAGAGCCTTGAAGGTGTAGGTGTTGTTGTCCTCCGTATCGTGGGCGATGGTCTTAAGCGTCTCGTTCTTCAACTCATCCTGTGCCGAAACAAGATAATCATCCGACATAACGATGTTATAGAGGTTGACGACATTTCCTTTCAGTCCGTCGCTCTTGTTCGTCAGGCTGTTCAAGTCCGTTACCTCCGCACCATTGACCTTGACACCCTTCGGTATCATTCCTATGGCTTTCGTCGTTGGTATGATAAGGTCGTCCTTCTGCTGGAAGATTATCTCATAGTCGCCTACCTTTATCTTTGAGAGCGTATGCTCATCATATACTACACCGGTATCACCCTCTCCGTCGGCACCTGGCTGTATGGTCTCTTCCGTCTCATGATACCTCAGTTCAAAGCCGTAGTGTCCGTCGCCGTCACCGCTGCCCTGACCTGCAAGGGGACTGGTCTCTGCGTTCTCCCTTGTGTTGGCTTGAAACGCACCCATCAGAGCCTTTCCGTCTATAACCTGTGTCTCGGGGTCTATGGTATAGCGAGTCCATCCCGTTACCCTTCCCTGTTGGTTATAGGTCGGATAAGCCAGTTGGAAATACCATACGGCATAACGCTTATAGACAGGTGTAGTGCCTTCGTAGTGGTCTATGACCTTGTCGCCGTTCTCATCCAAGAGGTAACGCTCCCTGTACCTTACGTCATAGACAAAGAGGTCGAGTTTCGGATAAACATTCTCATAGATTACGGACTTGATATACGGTATCAGACCGAGAGCATCAAACTGTGCCTTAGTAAGTGTATGTCCTTCCCCATCGGTATAGATGATACCATCGGGATATGTTGTCTTGTTGAGTGTAAGACGGACGTTAGCCTGCACGTTCTCACCGCTTGATGCCCTGACGGTGATATTCCTGCTGCTACCCTGCGGCTGGTAGGCGTTCCAGTAGCCTTCCTTCGAGTTCCTCACCGATGGCACTGCGATATTGCTATCAACCTCCAAGACAGGCTGTGTAGGCTCAGAGCGGTCAATCTTTATATGTCCGAAATAAAGCGTTTTCTGCGACCAGTCGATATGCCACTCACATTCCAACTGGTTTGCAACATTGGTAAGTGCCGAAAGGATATCCTGTGCCGTGAACGACGTGGAAACGATATTCTCGAACTTCCCGACGGGGACAGGCTCTATGATGTCATTACCGGAAAGCCCCAGAGCATCATTGATGGCATCGCAGAAATATTGCAACAGCGTTCCCACGAATCCAGTGTAAGACCAGTCTATCAGAGTGATAGGCTTCGTCCTGTCCCCGTTCTCGTATGATGTCCTTGTGAAGAACACCTTGCCGAGGTACATCTTCGGATGTTGGAACTGTGGTTCATAATGCCACGAGTTCTCTGTCTTTTGTTCTGGGTAATACGGCTCCAGAAGTCGGTACCTTACATTGTCTGCATAGGGTATTATGTAAGTGTCTACTGGTAATTCTGTACCTGTCGCAGAGTCCCACGACAGCTTTACGAAATCGGACTTCATCAGTTCCTCTTCGTGCTGTGCGTCTCTTGTTATCAGGACATCAGAGATCAGAATGTTATCGTGAGAATCATATACGTTCATAGCGGAATTTTCGCCAAAGTTAGGAATAAAAAAACCTCCCCTTACAAGTACATAAAGGGAAGGTGAGACAATAGTTTTTTGGTCGCAGATTATGCTGTCAGGCAGTCCTGTTTGTCGGGTTCGGTTCCTTGAACTTGGCAGACATCTTCGAGAATGTCCCGTCGATACTCTCTGCATAGGTTATCTGTTTGCCAGTGTACTTCAAGTGATAGACCTTGCTGGATCTGGACGGCACCTGTACCGTTACGTCGCCTGCTTGCAGCACTGTAAGGAAACTGTCATAGTGAGTCTCGTACTCGGAAGCGGTATCGCCCTCTATGGTGAACGCCAATGTCAGATCTCGCTCGTCCAGTTTCGGAGTAACGGCACAATAGTCTACGCCATGCTTCAACGCACTGCTGTTAGTGATATATTCCTTCATAGGCGCACCTGCCCTCAATGCGCCCATAAACCCGTCACCCATCCTAACGCCCCACTGTTGGTATGCGTCAAGACCGTTAATCAGTAAATCAGAAACATTTGCCATATCATTTCAAGTCTTTAATATCGTCCTTTATTTTGTCTACGGTATTTCCCATCTTGTTGACAGACTTCTCTATCTTGTCAAGGTGCTCGTTGGCTTCCTTCAACTCCAGGTATGAGCTGGCGAGGATGTCACGGGTGTCATCAGCGATCTCGCAGTGAGAGATGGCGACGGAGCGCATTTCGTCCAGTGTCATGTTGGTTACTGCCAACTGGTCTATCATCGTATCCTTCTTCGCGTTCCCCTGCTCAACAGCTATCGTCTGAGCCGTTTCTATTCCTACAAGTGCATCTGCCTGCTCATAGGTGATATTCTGTGCGGAGTTGAAGGTGGCAGACTGCTGAGACTGCTGCACTTTGTCATAGCCCGTCAAGGCAAACACCTGGTCTCTGATATCCTGAGAGCGTTTCATCAGATCATCTTCCATGGTGTTTAACTTGGCAAGCTCTTCATCTGTAATCACATCATCCTCAAGAGCCTTAGCCCATCCGTCATACAGCCTCTGAAAGTCTTCTCCAAGCTCCTTTTCTATCTGTGCATCAAGGAACGACTTTGTGATTTGCTCTACAAAATCATCTGCGTAATCCTTGTTCTTCTTAGACAAGTCCATAAGCATGGAAGTCCAGTTGCTCTTGAAACCGTCAAAAGAGACACCCGTAACTGCTTCTTGCATAGAGGTACGCAGATCATCGTAGGCATTCTCACTATAAGTGTTTGCAAAATTGATGATGTCAGACATCATGCCGTTATAGTTTCCCTCGTCTTCAGCGCCACTGATAGCATCAGCCAATTGTTTCATTAGGCTGACACCCTCTTCTGTGGTATACATCCAGTTCCAGTCTTCCGCAGAGAGGTTATCTAACAGGTCACCGATGCCCTCTTTGTACTTTGCATTAACCTCCCTTCCATTTCTGGCAAGGAAAGAGAATATTGCCTGCACGACACCGTTACCGCCTCCCATTGCCGAAGCAAGAGAACTGCCTCCGTCGTACATGAAGGCATTGTTCACCATTTGCTGACGGGCTGCCTGTTCGTTAGACCTCATCATCTCAGATGCCTTTTCCCAACTCTTGTATGCCTCGGACGGAGACTGTTTCTTCATCTCTTCCGTAAGTCGGTTGATAGCCTCTGTGTTTATATCCATCGAACGCTGTAGACGGTTGTTCTCCGCCTCTATATCAGCACGGTTGGAGTTAGACCATAGACCGAGAGCGTCACCAAAATTCGAGATGGCTGATATACCTTTCGTCAAGGCACCAATGTAGTTCCCTTCCATGAAGTCCGTCACGGCTCCCATGCTGTCATTGAAGCCGTTCAAGCCCTTCTGAGCCTTCTCTGCTATGTCACCCAACCCCATACCTTTCAGCAGGTCAGGAACACCAGATACATTCTTGTAGATGTCGGAGTCCTCAATGGATTCACGGGTCTTAGCCCACTTGCCCCTCATCGTCGTCTTTGCGGAGTCCTCTGCGTTCTTGGCATCTACGGTAGCCTTTGCGGTCTTCTCACGTGCCTTCTCAAGCCTGCCCTCGTCGATATACAACTGTTGCAGGAGATCCTGCATTCTCTTGTATTCCTCCGTGCCGTCCTTGAAGGGGTTCTTCATGTCCTTGGTGACGGTCGCATCTGGATCTCCCAACATGCCCAGAATTACAGACTTCGTGTTGTTGGCTTGGGTCTCTGCATCTGCCTCTTCCTGCATCGCCTTGTCAAGACGGTTTTTCGCATCTGCCTCTTCCTGCAGCCTGCGGTTGTACTCTATCTGGAGCGGACTGAGCTTGTCGAAGAAGCCTCCCTGCTCCGATATGGCTGCATTGATGTCACGAATGCGCTCTTGCACCCTCGCCATGTCATCGACTCCGAGATTACCGTCAGAGAGGACACCCTGCAACTGGTCTCTAAGACCTTCAAGGTATTCCTTCGTGTGTCCCTGCAGGTCGTTGAAAACACCAGACCAGTCAATCTTCTGCATAGACTGATCCTGTGACAGCTTCCTCTGCTCTTCCTCCATCTTCAATGTCAGGGCGGCTTTCTCGGCAGGTGTCCTTGCGTCCTTTATCTTCTCGGCATATTCCTGTGCGATAGCATGCCTCTTCTCTTCAAAGGAGCCGTATTCCTTGAGGTAATCATACATGGCTTGGATATCCTGCCTGCGTTGCTCCTGAATAGAACGGTTATATTTGGCATTTGCAGCAAGAATCCTTGTGTTACGGTTCTGATCTTCTTCCTTAGTATTGATATTGGCATTCTTGTATGAATCGCTTTCAAAGAAGTCCTTATCTTTGTTCTTCGGATCAGCATCCCAGAGTTTCTTTGCAGCCTCTATCCTCTTCAAACGCATGTCCTCATAGGATCTTTCAATGGCATCTATCTGCTTGTCGTGATCGAGTTCTATCTGAGCGACAATCTTCTCAGAACCATCCTCCATCGCATCTATCTCGGCTTCACGGGTAGAAAATGCGAGATCTATAGCGGCACGTTTCTGCTCGACTTTCTGCCTGTCAATCTCTTCTTTCAGTTTTTCCGCAGAATTATCGGAATCATGACCTGATCCAGATTTTGTTGTATTGCCAGAGAATAGGGGAACACCCGTCTTCTTGGCAGCTTCCTTTTCTGCATCTACCTCTTTCTGTAAATTGTCCTGAATCAACTGCTGTCTATCCTTGCTCTCCTGGATACGTTCATCTTTATCTTTTTTGTAAGCCTTGCGTCTTGCTTCGGCTTGTTTCTGGGAAGCCTCATTCATTGCCTTCTCATCCAAGACCTCAACATCTGTAGAGAAAGCGACTCCTTTCGTCGTCTTACCAGAAAGGATCTTCACACCACTATCCTTTTCTAATTGCCTTGCTTCATCCAAGGTAAGTCTCTGTCCCTTATGGTATTGTTTCTTATACGCACCGTTAGCGGTTGTTCCTTTTTCCAATTCAATACGAATCTGCCTTTCCATCTCTTCTGCGGCTACCTTCTCATAGGCGGCGGCTTTTGCCCTTGCCATGATAGCGTTCACGACAGCATCCGTATTGTTCACCAACAGATTTTCAGCATCAGTTACGGAGTTAACAGCCCACCCAAGTTCATTGAATGCAGATTGGTTTTCCTTTACGAACTTCTTTTTGGCTTTCAGGTCATTGCCGAGTTCATTCCATTTCCGTTGCAACTTATTATAGGATGTTATCTGCTTTGAGGCACTGCTGGCTACATCATTAGTCCACGCCTCGTGCATTTTCCGAAGTTCCTCTGCATGTCTCTTGGCTGCTTCTGCAGCTTTCTTCTGCTCTTCTGTCTCTTCACTAAGTGACTTTGTAAGAAGATACAGTCCTCCGACAACTGTGGTAATAAGGGTAAACAGCAGAATGTACGGATTAGCTTTCGCCACGAGGTTAAAAGCGGATTGTGCCACTGTAGCCTTGACTGTCGCAAACGTCAAACCTTCCGTTGCTATTGCCTCAGCCGCCTTTGCCTTTGCGGAAGCCCACGATTGGATCTGCCCTATGGCAATCATCACATTACTCGTTCTCTTCACAGCCGTATAGGTTGTTTCAAGACCTACGATGATTCCCAACAATGATTGTATCTTAGTCTGTATTTCTGCCATCTGTTCGGACTTCTCATTGAAAAGCCCCATAACACCAACTACCAGGGAAGCACCTCCAGCAACACCCTGTAGACCTTGTTTCAGAGTTGTAAGATGTTTGTTAGGATCAGCGAAATACTGCATATAGGCATTGGCTAAAGCCATCTCCTTTCGCATCTTTCCTGCATTGGAAGCTATGTCGTAGAACATAGGTGATCCTGTCTGCCCTGCGGCAATCATCTTCACCATGTCTTCACGTGCATTCATTATCATAGTCCTAACACGCATAGCCTTTCCACCTGCACCATCCATCTGGCGTTCATATTCGGCAAGGGTGTCGTTCAGCCGTCCCTGTTGGTCTCTTGCTGCCTCCAGCTCACCTTCAAGGTTTGCGGCTTTCTTTTCCGCTTTCTCCAAAGCCTTTGATGTCTCGTTGATCGATGCTTGCACACCGAAATTATCTTTGTCCTTATAGAACTCTTTAAAGTAAGCAAGCTTCTCACGAAGCTTTTCAACATTTTTGGTTGCATTTTCATATCTGGTTTCTACATCTGACAAATAGGTTTCATGTTCAGCAATCTCCTTGTTGATATTCTTGATCTTTGAACTCAGCTCACGGACGTTAACCTGAGTCCCCTGTGTCAACTGAGCAACAGAGGTGGAATTGTTACGAACGGCTTCTGCCAGTTGTTGATACAGCTCACGCTCTTTCTCTAATTCTGCCTGCCTTTCCTTCAACTGACCTATCAGTTCCTCGTTCTTGCGTTTCAACTCCTCGACCTGAGAAACATCCGCACCAGTATTCTTCATACCTCCCATGATACCGCCGTTGTCACCCAACATGGAAAGGACATCCTGCAAATGACCCTTTAACCCGTTAAGGTAACTGTCAAGGTGTCTGCACATCTCCAGTACCTGTGCATCGAACTTACGAAGCTCTTCCTGCGGCTTGGAGAAATCCACAGCATCCGAGATATCGATGAATTGTTTTCTGATCTGGGCTTCTGAGGTCTTTAGGCGAACGAGTAAGTTGTCGTACTGCTTGATGCAGGCAGACAGTTGAGCTTCCAGTTGCTTTGCGGTTGCTGGGTTCCCTATTACGTCAAGTCCCTTCAGGTCGGACTTTAAACCTATAATCTGTTCACGGAGCCTTACAACCTCCTGCCAGTCTGATGCTACTTTGAATGAAAGTTTCGGCATTGTTTTTTTATTTGCAAAATTCGCAAACAAAAGCACTCTTTCAAAGAAAGACAAAACATAATCTGCGACAAGTTATGTAATGTCGCAGATTGGGTTTCCTCACACGGGCGCATATAACATACAGGCGCTCGTATGCGTATAGAGGTTCGGAATTAAAAACAACAGAAAGGATTATTCTGATTTGTTTTTTCCACGTCGTTTAGCCATGTCTTTTCCGCTTCCCCTTCTGACGATTATCCCATCAAATACCTCATGCAGCTTGTCACGCAACATGAACGTAAGGGTACGGTACGGGATAACGTCTACCACCTCGTGATAAGACAGATGCAGATTCTCTATGAAATACGCTATCTGACCTAACAGGGTCTGGTTTCCTACGGTTACTGATGATCTCTTGCTGCCAGCCTTCTTGCGCACCTCAACAATCCGACAGCTTTCATAAAAGACTGTCCCGTCATGTTTATTCCGGTAAGGACAGCCTCTATCACTTCATCAACTGGAGCATTTGACAGTTCACCTGCAAGGCTCCCGTTTCCTCTCACAAGCCACGATAGAGCTTTTGCGTATGCGTCTGCATCCTTGTGAGCGAACAGCATTTCCCTCAATGTCGGAGCGTCCGACATGTCTATTGCCGTCAGTGCATGGATGGCACCTGACAGTCTCTTGATTGTAGGTGGCTTGATGACATAGGTCTTTCCGTTGATGATGGCGACCTCCACATCCCTTCCGATAATGGAGGCGGTTACATTTCTTGCAGCGTTCGTTTCTTGATCCATATCTTCTTGAAATAGCGAAGAGGCGGTCGGTGGGACAATCCACTAACCACCTCTTCTAAGACTCGTACCACCAACTTATGATCCTGCTGGTGCAGAGGAAGCATCGACAGCAGCCTTGTCAAACCAGTATTCTGGCGCAATTGCCGTGTTCTTTGGGGAAACCATCGTACCAGAGACGGGAATACCTACGGCACCGTCCTGCGAGTTCTCACGTCCTGAGATACTTGCGTATGGAAGGATGGCGTACTGATCGTCTTCTGTGAGGGCGATCAGGCACAGGTGGATCTCTGGGACTCCACGTGTGCGTTTCCACGATGTCTCCGTACCTGTTCCTCCGAGGAAATCAGCCTTCGTAGGATAGTCATACTGACCGAGGGTGAAGTTGAACTTCAACTCTCCGGACTGCTTCTTACTCCTGCGGTAGATCTCACCGTTGAGCTGGTTGCGGTAGCTGTTCTGCGTAGCCTCGCTCTCCTCGATAGTCCAAGTGTCCTGATGGACGTTCCGGATCTCCTTTACCCCATTGTTAGCAAGCAGGGTTTTCACGGCATATTCCGTCAAATCTGCAGATACAAGCGAAGGATCGCAGTATAACAGCTTCTTGATGTCGATAGCCGAAAGAATTACGTTAGCCATAATCAATTTACATTTAATACATTAAACAATAGTCTTACATTCACATAATGGCACTTGTTCTCGGAATCCTCCGCAGTGCCATCCAGATCTGAGATTGAGTAACTGTAGCGTGTGCCGTCGAACATTCCAGTCACCCTGTCAAGGGTAGTCTTAGCCTGACGTTCAAGCTCTTGGAGCCTGCCGAGGTCGGCAACGCCATCCGCTATGTCTGGAACACACAGGTTGACCTCAACGAAGTCCTTTAGCCATCGTGTCCCTGGTGACTGCTTCTTGGGAAGGATGACAATGCGCTCGGCTTTCAACCCTCCTTTCGGTACCTCCTTCACGCTACCACGTCTGTATATCTCAGCGATGCCGAATACACGACAGTCACGAAAGAGGATATCTGCTATGTCACTCGTAGTTATCATTACTCGAAAATCTCCTTTAGTCTTTTCTCTGCGTACAGCGCACCACCGCTTCTGACCTGAAATCCCTTGGACTCAACGTCGGAGGCGTAGGCATAGCCTTTGTCACTCTCTGCGTCATTGACAAGGGTAAGGTTGCAATCGTCGTCAACCTCATGGCGGTTGCTCTTTCGGAGCGTCCCTGTATGATCTTGGTAGTCACCGTTCTCAACGTCGTATTCGTCAGCTTCGGCTCCCACCATTTCTACAGCCTTCTTCACCTCTGCCTTGCCGTCCTCGAAGAACTGATCGACATCAGAGAAGTCAAACTCCGCTACAGCCATAGGTCACACCTTCCTTTCAGTTCGGATCCGTAGCATTCGGCATTCTTAGTCACCGTTCCCTCTGCAATGGTGTTTCCGTTCTTTCCGTCCGTACAGCGTACCTTCGTGCCAAGGGCGATCTTCTCACCTTCATAGACGATATGATACTTGTACGTCCAAAGCTCACCATTGACGGAAACCTGCTTCATCTGCGTATTGTCGTGGCAGAAACATACTGTCAGTTCCTCCCACTCCTCACCGCCAGAACCCTTGACAGGCTTCCCGAACTCGTCGTACTCCAACGGTGTCACGGTGCATACATGCAGGATATGAGGTGCTTCGTCCAACATACTACAGAAACCTTATCTTTGGCTTTTCAGTGTTCAGTTCATCCTTCATGCCGTAACGCTTGCACATCAGCGCATACCATTTCAGGAAGCCGTCAGTGTTGAAGCTTTGCGACTTTGAATGACCGTTCTCGCCCACTGAATAAGAGACAGGCGAGAGCAGGAGAATAGGCGCAAACTTGACGATCGCAACGTTCATCTGTGCAAGAAGCTCAGTTGAGAACTCCTGCGTAACATCGATATCTTTACCTATCTCCGCTATCGCTGCATCATTCAGTGTGATGTGAAATCCACTGAAGAGCTGTTTTATGTGGTCGCTTACAGTTGCCATAAATCCCTAATATGGGACGCAGCCCTTTCAGACCACGTCCCGTTGATTTATCAGATGAGCTTCGTGAAGTCGGCAATCGCCATCTTGTTGGGGATCTCGATGTCGGGGATAGCCTCCATGCCGTACTCCAGGAAACGACCTTCGGAGTTGCGGTAAGAAGAGATGAATCCCTTGCCCTCTTCGAATGGTACGTATGTACGTCCGTCGATAGGATCGGACATCTCCAATGGCTTCTTCCACTTCATGTAACCCAGCAGTTTACGTGGGTCAAGAGTAGGAAGAAGAGAAGCCTTGCCATCTGGAACAGCGTTCAAAGCCTCTGTATCCGAGATCTGAATCCACTCTTCCTTCAACTTGAAGCGCAAGGGGCAGTCGAGAGCGGTAAGCAACTGGTTAGCCATATCTGGAGTAACGATGTTGCTGTCCTTATACTCAAGGCTACCGAACTTGATGGTGTACTTGCTCTTGAACTCCGCAGAGTTGGCAATAACCTTGTTGAAGGTGTTGCGGTTCAGCTCGATGGTACTCAGGGCATATCCCTTTGAACGGAGCTTGTCAACGAACTCGGTAATCAGCCAGGAAAGGATGTTATCCTTATCGGCAACCTTTGCCTGAACGGTGAGGATGGGAAGGTTGATGTCAACGATAGACACGCCCTTCTTGTTCTCTTTGCCGTCAACCTTACAGGTACCGTTGAAGCGGAGCGAACCCATCATCAGGTCGAATCGCTTCATCGGGGCAAGCATACACTGGCGAACGTCATCAACGAGGAAGTTGATAATCTCGTTCAGCTTGATGGAACGGGCTTCGTCGGAACGCTGCTCGTTATATTCGGCAATCAGGACTTCCAGACGCTCGATACGGGTGTTGTCCATCTGATATGCGTCACCGAGACAGGCAACCTCACCATGTCCGCTTGTGAGCGCATGACGCTTGCGGACGGGCTTGTTTGCATAACGGTCGATGACGGTACCAGCGATAACACCGATCTGGGTTCCGAGATACGTCTTGAAGGTTCCATCCGGATTAGCCTTGTCATAGATAAGATAGTCCTTCCAGAATACCTTATCCATATCCAACATGGAAACGACGGCACGGTCAATGACTGCCGACAGGATCTTCGGGTTGTTGAGAAGTAATGCTAATGATAATACCATATCTTTACCTCCTATTGATTAGATAAACATGAAACGATCTCCGAGGGCAGCTTTGTCAGCTTCCGTGAACGGAATATAAAGCTCATCCTCCAAGATACCAAACACACGACCTACAAAGGTCACGCTATCTTCCTTCTCGATGTCTCTCCAACCGAATGATGCGAAGTTGGCGACATTTTTCGGATCAGCGTTATCAGCGGCTTTCGCCTCGAAGAGAACCTGACCAGCAGCCAGCGCATCATACAGACCTCCTGCGTGAGCCTCTACAGCAGCAACGGCAGCCTGAGCCTCTTTCAAAACGACATAGTCGTCTGCGGCAAGGGTCTTGGTGCCATGATAAGGAGTTACCGATGCAAGGTTGATCTGACCTTCTGTTGCATCGCTTGCAACGACCTTCAATGCGCCTTCGTCTGTTGACTCGGCATCATAGTAACCAGCCTCCACTGCAGGAACAGCAGCTACAGCCTCTACTTCTGGGATATTGACAGTTACTTCATCGTAAGCCTCGTTGCTTGTATCAACGGATGCGACTGGAATCACATTCGTACCGTCAGAGAGTAAGAACCCAGCTTTCAAGAATGAAAGGAACGGATTCTTCTTAATCTTGATGGTGGTCGCATTGGCTTCTGCCGCTTCAACCACCATCACACGCAGACAAGCGTATGCCTTGCGCTTCACCTTGTCACGGAAGACAGGGCATAACTCAGGCAACCATCCCTTTGATGGAAGGTTACTCTTGTCCAAATCCATACCACCGTCATTAAGGCGGTAGATGGTGCTTTCGTCACAAACCTCACGCTCTACGGGAGGAGCGACATTGTAGATAATACCTGCACCCATTTTTCTTAACTCTTTTTGTTAGCGTTCTCGATTTCTTTTGTTCCGTTGTTGATGGTGTCAACAAGACTGTCCACGTCGTCCTTGACACCTCCGTTGCCTCCCTCTGGCGAGGCTGAGAACTTGAATCCCTCGTTCTGCATCTCCTGTTTCAAGTCAGAAAACCACTTGTTAAGATCAGCGTCGTCGGGAATCACCTTACCTTTGTAGGCAAATCCAGGAATGTTGAAGCTCTTAGCAACTGCGTCGATCTCAGCGTCACGTGTGGCTTTTGCAGCGTTAGCGTCCATCTTGTCAAGACGTTCAGTAATTGGTTTCAAACCTGCCGTTACGCCCTCGGTAATCAACTTGGTAATAGCATTAATGTCGAACTGCTGCCCTCCATTTCCGCCATTTCCACCGTTACCGCCCTCGCCACCGTTTCCGTTTGGATCTCCACCTTGGGCTTCAATTGGCTTTCCGTCCTTTAGTCCATGCTCCCTTTCGTAGTCCGCAATAGCGTTCTTCTTGGCAGTCTGCGATGCACCGTTAGCCCGAAAATCACCATAGTTTGTCAACACGTCCGAGAAGGTCACGGATTCAACGATATCCTTTACCTTGCTCTCGTCCGTCACACCTTCAGCTTTCTTGCTTGCAATTCGCTGGAGGGTCGCAATGTCCACACCCTGAAACTTAGTTTGCAGACCTGCTAAAATTTGTTCATAGATGTTCATCTTTGGTTTTGTTTTAATTAAAAGCACCCCAAAGTTAGCGACAAAAGGAACACGCACACCGCTTTTCTGTATTCTGATTGCGACAATAGGTTTTTTGTCGCAAATAGACGGAAAGGAAGAAAAATGCGACCATCTTCACAGACAGCCGCATTAGAAA